TGAACCGGAAAGATTACAGAACCCAAACGGAGGGATCCCGGAAAATGCGTGAGTTCTTCAAAAACCCCAGCGACTACGCCGCCGAGCTGCTGGCCGCCTACGAGGGCGACGCCTACAGCGCCAAGGCTGAGTTCGCGGCTTGGGCCACGGAGTACGGCGCGCCCCGGGGTTGGCGGCGGGACGTGAAAGCGGCCATCGACGAGGCGGTCGCTTGGGAAAAAGACGCAATCAATTACGGCCCCGAAGTTGGGGCCATTTTTAATTTGGCAGCCTAGAGGAGACAGACATGGCCAAAGTTTTCGTCACGACCTACGGGAAATACAACGCCGGTTACGGCCTCACGGGCAACTGGTTTGACCTGGAGGGCTTTAGCGACAAAGCCGAGTTCATCGAGACGGCTGAGAAATTCGTCAACGAGGCTGATCCTGAGCTGATGTTCACGGATTGGGAAGGGATCCCCAGCGGCATGATCGGCGAGTGCTGGATCGCGCCGGAGCTGTGGGACTGGCTGGCACTCGACGACGCTGACAAGGCGATTGTCGAAGCCTACCGCGACAACGTGGACGAAGCCGGCACCATCGAGACGGCGCTCGAGGCTTACGGCGGTGAGTTCCCGAGCAAAGCTGACTGGGCCGAGGATTTCTTAGACGGCACCGGCGCCATAACCAACGACTTCGTGCGGCGCTACTTCGATTACGACCTATACGCCCGGGACGCGCGGCTCAGCGGTTTTGTTTCGTTCGCACGGAGCAGCGACGGCTACGTCAAAGCGTTTTTTCGGACCTGAATGAAGCGTTTGGGTATTGTAATTGTTCCGCACCGGAACCACGTTAGGAACGAAAGGGGAAAAGACATGAAAAACGCAGTGATAAGCCTGGTCAAAAAAGCCTTGCTCGAGGGCAACACGGTCAGCGTGTGGAACGGCGAGGAATGGGCGGTGAAGTCGGGCAAATACTACAAGCCGGTCATGGAGGAGATCAAAGCTGTTGAGATGGCTGAGCTAGTCATCCGCGACGCTGACGCCAACAAAGTTGGGTGGGCGCTGGTCAGTCTTTACGGCCTCGAGCCCGATGAAACGGTCATCGACTGCACCGATAACAAGTACATGGCCAAGCTGCTGGAGGAGGTGTGACCATGACAACCTATGACATCAGCGAATTTGTGATGGGCCGGTCTCGCGACTTGAATCGCGGGCTCGAGCGCGCTCGCAAGGACATCGACGCCGCTGGCGGCACGGCTGAGTTCACCGGCCTGTACGCTGGCGACCGGCGCGTCGCGGCTCGGGTCATCAACACGAAGTACGGCACGGCCTGGCTGCTCGATGACAGCGAGGCCGAGCTGATCACCAAGCGCGGCAAAAAATTCCTGCCCACCGGCGCCAATAGCCGTGTGCTGCGCGACCTTGGCCTTGCAGAGCGCGCCGAGCGCGCGCCGGCCGGTGCCGTCCTCGACGGCGAGGGTAGCGGCTGGGCGGCCCTGATTACCATGCGCGTCAAAGTTTACCGGAGCGGCGACAAGTGGGGCGCCGACGCAAAACTGGAGGAGGTGTGACCATGAAAACCGAAGCGCGCCGTATGATCCGCGACGTGCTCGCCATCGCCAAGCGCGAGGGGCTGTGTGACGACAGCCTCGAGCGCGAGCTGGTGGTCCGCCTCGCCAATCGCGAGGGTCGAAGCTACGGCGGCCGGAAAGGCGGCAAGCCTTACATCAGCATCGCCATGCGGAGCGTCGGCTGGTGGTACACGCCAGATGATCCGAAGCTCGACCGGCTGCTCAAAGCGTGGGGACGCGCCACTGGCCGCAAGCGTGATCGCGTGATGGCAATGCTGAACCGCGCCAAGGCCGGCGAGGGTATCTGGGGCGAGTACGCCAGCATCGCCAACGATCCCGAGATCGGCACTCTGTACGGCGACCCGGCCGACAAACTCAAGCCGCTGGCCGCTGTGATCTGCCACGAAATCGCGCACGTCATTGATTGGAACTGCGGCGCGCTCGAGATCGCCGGCCGCAAGTACGGTCCCGCCGGCAGCAACCACAAAAACAAATGGCGCGCCATCTACCGGCTGCTGCGTAACGCCTACGTCGCGACCGGCGCCTACAAGCCCGCGCCGACTGCCGAAATCATCGAGTTCAAACCCACCCCCAGGACAACGGAGCCGCTCGAGCTGATCGGGCTGCCGCTGTTCGACATCGCTGCATAGGAGGCAGACATGACTGAGAACCTTTATCGAGTTTGGGCCGAGGAACGCGACGGCGAGACGGTGACACCTTGGGACGTGTGGATCGAGAAAGTTGAGCGCCTTGTCGGGTTCAACTTGGACGGCAACGAAGCGCGCGACGGTTACTCGCTCGACGGCGCATTTGAAATGTTTGGCCGTGGCATGTCGGCTCGTGCCGCTGCGGCCGCAATCATTAAAGCCGCGAAAGTAGGAGGAGCCGGATGACCTACGAAATCAAGATCGTCCGCGCCGACGGCCTCGAGTTCACCGCCTTTACTTGGTTGCATGGCGACCCAAACCGGGGCATCGAGCGCGCTGTGCGCTGGGCAAAGGGCAAGGGCATACCGTATCGGAGCGTTTATGCTTTGCCTTGTTATTCCAAAAGCTAATCGGTACATTCACGGAAGATAAATGGAAGGGGATCAGATGAAAACGACACGCCTCAAACGCGGCTATCGCGTCAAGCTCACCGATAAGGAATTTGACGCACTCACTATTTTGTTGATGCTCGGAGCTGCCGACGTTGACGATATTGAAACGTGGACCGACGACGCAGCGGTGCGCACCGCAATAACGGGCTTAATAGAGCGCGGCCTCGCACTAGATGAGGATCGTCGCTGTGGCTAAACACGCAGGTAAATATGTCGCCTACTACCGCGTCTCGACGCAGCGGCAGGGCGCGACAGGCTACGGCCTCGAGGACCAGCGCGAGCGCGTGCAGTCCCATCTTAACGGCGGCGACTGGGAGCTGATCGCTGAGTTCACCGAAGTAGAGTCAGGCAAGCGCTCGACCGACCGCCACAGACACGAGCTGCGCAAGGCGCTCGAGCTGTGCGCTTCGGAGGGCGCGACGCTGGTCGTGGCCAAGCTCGACCGATTGACGCGCAACCTGCCATTCCTAACGCGCATCATTGAGAGCGGTGTGCAGATGATTGCGTGCGATGTGCCGCAGATGGCTTCGCCTCACCAGAACCGCTTCGTGCTGCAACTCATGGCCAACATCGCCGAGCTCGAGGGCGCAGTGATTAGCGAGCGGACGCGTGACGCCCTGGCCTCTGCCAAAAAGCGTGGCGTTGTCCTGGGGTCGCCCGACCCGGCTGCGGTCGCGCCGCTTGGTGGCGAGGCGGTCACGGCGTCGGCAGATGATTACGCGCTGCGCGTCGGGCCGGTCATCGAGGAGCTCGAGGAGTATGGCTGCGTGACGCTCGAGCAGATCGCCAAGGGCCTCGAGGCGCGCGGCGTGAAGCCAGCTCGTGCAACGAAACCAGACGGCTCGCCGCGAATTGGCAAGAACGGAAAGCCCATAACGAAGTGGTCATTGTCGAGCGTCGCAAACGTGCGGCGTCGGTATCAGGAGCTAAAGCTATGAAAGAAGTTATCAGCAAAAGTGAAACGCGTTTCGGTTTCCCATCACCTGAGGAGCTGACTGAGCAGCGTCTCGAAGCGCGCGAAGCGATGCGCAAAACCGTGGTGTTTCGGTGGGCAAAATTCGCAGCAGCGCAGCAAGCCGTTCGGCGCAGCGCGGAGGCCGATGTGAGGGCAGGCGGCGCTAAAAATGCAGCTCATGCGTTTTGGTATCAGAACGAGCAGCACATCACGACGCTGCTGTATCTGGTGTACTACACGCTTTCCGATCAAAGCCGCAGTCAGGCTGACTTACAGAATGATCTCGCGTTCAGCGCGCCGTTCGTGCGCAAGCTGTACCGTACCGCGCTTGAACGAGATTTGATTACGAGAGATCTGCGCCTGACCGACGCAAGCCTCGAGATCTATTTCTGGCGGGTCGAGGGCCTTCTTGCCCTGACCGAATTAGGGGATTTCGCGGACTCGCTGCACGTCTGGAACGTCGCGCGCAGCAAGCCAGCTAACATCGAGAAACAAACGGGAAAATCGTGAAACGCGTTTCCACGCAAAATGAAACACGTTTCACTAGATGCGCCGCAACGGAACCGCAATGCTTACTGACATGAACAAGGCAGACACATGACGAAGCTGCCGTATCTCAAGCGAGAGTCGGTCAATGGCAAATCGTATATCTATGTTCGACGCGGTTCGGCCGAGCGCATCCGGCTCTACGCCGACGAAGGAACGCCACAGTTCTTCGCCGAGTACGCCGCCGCGCTCGAGCAGCTCGTTGGCCCAGGCGACGACGAGGCAGCTCGGCACACGTTCCGCTGGCTCGCCTCGCAGTATTACGCCTGGCACGGATTTACCGAGCTGCATCCATCAACGCAGCGAGCTCGACGCAACGTGCTCGAGCAGTTCCTACCCGCAATCGCGCGCGACGATTACCGCAAGCTCACGCCGCAAGATGTCATCAGGCTCGTTGACGAGAAAGCTGATCGCGGCAAGCCTGAGGCAGCGCGCCAGCGCCTTAAAGCGCTTCGCGGACTGCTTGACTACGCAGTCAGCCGTGGCCACCTCGAGCTTAACGTCGCGCGAGATCGCCGCGTTGTCGAAGTTAAGAAGCAGCTACGCACAAACCCCGACGGCCATCGCACATGGGCGCGGGATGATGTCGCCGCTTACTTCCAGCGCTGGGGGCATGGCACTCGCGAGCACCTTCGGCTTGCCTTACTACTATATACCGGCGTCAGAATTAGCGACGCCGCAATCCTTGGGCCGCAGCACGAGCACGACGGGTTTCTCGAGTTTTACGAAACGAAAGGCCGCGAGCGCTACGGCAAGCCGCCGACCGTCATCCCGATCCTCCGGCCGCTGCGCGACGCAATCGACGCGAGCCCGACCGGCGATC